AAAAACTAACAAAAAACTAAATCAAAAAAAACAAATATTTAAAAAACTAACAAAAAACTAAATCAAAAAAAAACAAATATTTAAAAAACTAACAAAAAACTAAATCAAAAAAAACAAATATTTAAAAAACTAACAAAAAACTAAATCAAAAAAAAATCGGAATCTCAGCTGTAATGTTGTCACGTAATTGGTTTGTAAAAAATATTTTTCTCATGAAAAAAATCGGAATCTCAGCTGTAATGTTGTCACGTAATTGGTTTGTAAATATATTTGTCTCATGAAAAAAAAATCGGAATCTCAGTTGTAATGTTGTCACGTAATTGGTTTGTAAAAAAAAATCTTATTTGGAGACAAATATAAAATTGATTTTAAATATAGTTTACATACATAAACACATGAGTCATTATTCAGATCTTTCTATTTATTTAACCAAACAATTGGAAAATAATGAAAAAAAACAAAACGGTATATATTTTACACCACCTGAGACTATTCAAAAAAATATAGAATACCTAAAACCATATATGGATAACGTAAAAGAAATATTAGAACCTTCGTGCGGTTCGTGTGAATATATTAGAGCCATTCACCAAAAGTATCATGTAAATATTACTGGAATAGAGTATAATAATACTATTTATGAGTCTATAAAACATTTACATCCTAATCTCATACACGATGATTTTATTGCGCATAATTTCGATAAAACATTTGATTTGATTATTGGAAATCCTCCTTATTTTGTCATGAAAAAAAACGATATAGACAAAGAATATCATAAGTATTTTGACGGAAGACCAAACATATTCTTATTATTCCTTATTAAATCTTTAAAATTATTAAGTAAAGATGGTATTCTCAGTTTTGTTTTACCAAAGAGTTTTTTGAATTGTATTTATTATGATAAAACCCGTAAATATATTATTGAACATTTTCATATATTAACTATTATGGACTGTAATGATAAATATATAGAAACCCAACAAGACACCATTATTATCATTATACAAAATAAGTCATTGCCCAGCTTAGAATTTTATATGACCATTTCAAACATTACTTTATTTGGTACAGAGACAAATATAAAAACACTTCAAGAGCTATACAAACAATCTACGACGCTTTATTCATTGGGCTTCGATGTAAACGTTGGAACAATCGTTTGGAATCAATGTAAACAAGAACTCAGCGACGATGATACTAATACACGATTAATCTATAGTTCTGATATTGTAAACAATGAACTCTCTAAGAAAACGTATAAAAATAAAGACAAAAAAAATTATATTCAACGTGACGGATTGTCTGAACCATTATTGGTTATAAATCGTGGTTACGGAAAGGGTAAATATAGTTTTAATTATTGTATTGTTAAACATATCTCGTATTTAATTGAAAATCATTTGATTTGTATTAAACCAAGAGTACCTATGAATAATCTTATGGAACATTATGAAAATATTGTACGTTCATTTCAACATAAAAAAACACAAGAATTTATTGATATATATTTTGGCAACAACGCTATAAATACAATTGAACTATGTAAAATCCTACCGATTTACATTTAATACACGACTTTATGTTTATCTAACACGAGACAAATATCTTTCTTTAGTCTTGGTGCCGTAATTCGATGAACTTCACAAAGTTGTTTTAATTCTTCTATGGTAGGTATTTTTCTCTTTATTTGAAACGCTGGAAACTGAAGTCCGCAACCATTTTTAAAACGAAGTTTTATTTCTAGCTTAGAACCATTGTATGTAATATAAATATAATTCGTATTTTCTTTTTTATCTAAGCATTTTATTTTATACATAGATTCGTCGATGGTATCGTAATGAAATTTATTTTCTTTATAACACATATATACTTTATTTTTTTGCCCTTCTAACAAATAATCAGACAAATTATTCATATCTATATGAGTCATTTGTATGAAATCTCGGATTGATTGTTTATCTATATCTTGACAATATTTCTTGAATAGACTATTTGTATCATATTTATCTTTGAACTTATTCATACATTCGACTTTATTGCTATGAATTGTTTTTAAATATTTGTCTCGATCTGGCATAATCAAGTTTCCGTAGTTAGCAATTTGAATTAAATAATTATCGTAAAACCAAGGTTCAAACTCCATATTCAAATATTGACTTGGTTTCATAGGAGATACAAATTGTGGAGCGTCATTTACGATCGACGAATTGTATTTAAACTCTATGTGAAATTCTCGATCATCTATACAAAGTTTAAAATCATAATGATTCCCCCTTCCGGCCTTGTGTATACATTCGATCTTTTTATAATTAATGATATGGTGCTTATCACATAGAATATTTATATAGGATTGTATTTGTTGTCTCAGTTTTTTCCAACGGCGCGAATAAATATAATAATGTTCATCTATGACATTGTTTATAATGGCACCAATGATATATTCTCTTGATTTGTTATATGTATCATTTTCTTCTTTACTAGATTTATCTAAATAATAAATAGACCTATAGGTGATAAAAATACTTTCATATGGAATAGACCTTAGGGATATCAATGTATTCATGTATTGTCTCAGTTTCTTATTGAACACATTCATTAGAATGATGAATGGATGTATTATATTTCAATTTTTACTTCTCTTGTTATCTTAGATGTATAATACAATTATAAAATATTTGTATTAGACAAAAATTGGAATCTCAGTCGTAATCAAATTTATTTATTTCTTTTCCATTATATTTTAACTTAAAATGTTTAAACCATCCAAATATAAAGCAAATTTGTTTCTCTAATTTAAGTTTTTGTGTATTCTCAATTTGTTCTTTAATGACATCATTCATATTTTTTGTATTTCTAAATTCATATATAGTTCCAGTGTTTTCACCAAATTTGTCTTTGAACCATTTTAATTCTGTCTCTTTTAATTCATAAAAGTCTACTTGATTTGTATAGATTTTCTCTTTCATAATTTTATCCCATGGAATGGTAATTTTAAAATATCCATCTTTTCCATTTGTATATATATTTACAGGTGTAAACGATCCATCACTATCGACGCATAGATTTAAACTTGCTAATTTTCCGCCAATACCTGATACACCTAACTTCTTTTCTTTCAAATGATTTTCACGAAATACATCAAACATATTTTGTATATTTTCAATAGTCATACCGCATCCATTATCTTTTAAAAATGTTTTTGTAGGTTCTTTTTTTACCTCAAATTCGGTTGCGTTGGCATCAACAGAATTGGCAATTAATTCTATTAATGCCAATTCTGATTCAATACCCATTTTTATAAAATTGTTCACGATTTCTTCTTCATTGAATGAACCTACTTTATTTTTCTTCCAAATTTCATGTTGTTCTTCGTCGGCAGGACCGGTTTTCAAATTTTCATAACAAATCATCTTGAATATTTATAAATCAAATATATAATTCAATTTTATAAGATATACCAACTTGTAAATACAGCATTCTCATTGTATTTCTATATTTTTGTCTCTTAAATAACATTGAAATAATAAAAGAATTAATGTCATCATAACAATGTCTAAGGTAACACAATTCATACGCAATTTTTTAGATGAAAAAGGTTATTCTTTATTGATTGATATAATTTACCAAAAGGATTATCATATACTTCTGGCGACGGTATTTTTCGAAGAGATTCATCTATGGAAAAAAAAGGATACAAGTTTTTTAGATTTTCACCCACCCTTGATTTAAGCAAAAAATCATTTTGTTGGAAACTTATGGAAGAAGATAAAGTAATGATTAGAGACATAAGAAAATCGATTTTAAAAGAAAACGAGGAAATACAGTATATTATATTCAATTATTTGGTAAAACATAACCAATTGTAGACGAAGGTATATGAACATATATTCGTGATTCTATATGTAAACAACCTTGCACCCATTACAAAAAACTACTATACAAATTGAATGAGACCATAAAAATGACCTCAAAAATGATTCGCATGTAATAAAGACACTCAAACTATAGATGATTTTCAACCTTTATGTAAACATTGTAATAATATAAAACGATCGGTTTTTAAAAAATGCTAATCTACAATAAACGCATTGGATCAATTTATTTGGATTATAAAATATATTTTACAAAAGGGATTGACTATTTAGATAAATAAGACCCAAATTGGTATATTGGTATTTATTGGGGAGATTGTAAGTGTTTAAATAATGTATTCAAACATAATATCTATAATCATTATCTATGTTTTAATTTATGGTTTTTTGTTTTTTATTTTGTGTCTTACTTGGGTTTTTCGAGGTTTTTGACGTCGTTGTGTCTTAAATTTATAGTTTGGTTGGCGTCGTCTAGAATTTATTCTTCTTACTAATGGTTTTTGGCGTCGTTGTGTCCTAAATTTTTTGTTTTGGTGTCGTTTTGTCCTAAATTTATTGTTTTGGCGTCGTTGTCCAGCGGCGGAGTGTACGAGATCAAACGGATTTTTCTGGAGCGCTAATGGTTGTCTAAATTCATAGTTTTTTTGTAGTAGTATAGATTTAGGTGGAGGTGGTGGTAGTATTCTAGAATTAGGTGTAGGTGGTACTTGTGTTTCTCGAGGTTCTTTTTCTTGTTTTATGTCCATGATATAGTCTTCGATTTCATTTATCAAATCTTTTAAATTAATATCTTTTAATTGTACTGGGTCTTTTAGGTGATCCTCATTTTCATCAACGTATGGATATTCTAAATTATGTCCAGTTTTTTTACAAAATTCGTACATTAAAGTTGTATTATATATGATAAATGATTTAAATTCCTTTTTATCATCTTCCCATAATTTGTTATAAAGTTTTCTAAAGGTTTTTTCATCTGTTCTTAGCATAAAATGTATTAAAGACCGTTCTTCCAAAGGTTGTTCCATAACTTCGAATGTGTCTAGAAATTTTCCTGTTAGTTTGAAATTAAAATTTTGACTTTCATAAACATTTTCTGAAAATAGTCCATTTTTATAAATTTCATAGATTTCTAAATCATCGAGTTTATTGTGTTTTACGTTTGTGTTAGAACCTCCTTTTCTTTTTCTTTTTCTTGTTGAATTATTTGAAATATTCATAGGTGTTTTTGAATTATTATTTTTTGATTCTCCTCTCTTACTTTTAAAATTTATTTTCATTTTTAATAAATTATTATTATTAATACAATTTACTGCATGTATGATAAATTTACCACCTTGATACTTACTATATATTTTTTTTGAAGGAGAATTTAAAAATACAGCACTTGTAATATTAGGGGTATCTTGTGTTGCTAGAGTACATCCTTTTTTTAATACCATTTGAAAACATATTTGAATTATAGCGGCACATCTGTCATTATGACAAGTTAATGTTTTATTTGCCAAATCTGGTTCTATTGAAATAGTTTCTAGAATTTGTCCTAAATCTCCTAATGTTTTTGTCCACAAAGAATCGGCAAATCTGACATTATTATTATAATCAGAAAATGTTGTTTTTATAGCGGTATTCATTATTGTATAAGAAGTATCGCTTATACATTTTGTATTAGTTTTCCAGTATACATTTTCTTCGAAATCATTTTCATTTTTTTTTTCTATTAAGTTAGATTCATCTTTTGAAACTTTTTTTGCAGTATATTTTTCGTTTAATAAACAATATATATCGGTTTCACGCAACCCATTTTGAACCATTTTAGAATTCACTATAATATTATCTTCTACTTTTTCGACAAATCTGGGATCAAATACTACAAAATCTCTTTTTATTGACCAATTATCTTTAAAATTATCTTTAAAATTAATTTCATAGGGAATAGCCGGTTTAATCTCAAGAGGCTCATTATCACTACACAATGATGTTCCACCATCAATAAATGTAGATGGGTAAATAACGGGTTTAGCACCACTTATTTTGTTATAGGTATCTTTTTCTCTACCCATGGCGTTATCAATAACATATGATATATCGGTAATATTAATAACAGCTGATATATTGGAAATATCATTTTTATCATTTTTATCATTTTTATCATTTTTAAATTCGATTTCAATATCATTTGTTGTATACTTATAAATTTCATTTGTTTTATCAAATCGACAATTACCGCTAAAATTTGTCAGGAATAAAATAATCATTGATTCCTCCACAGAACTCCACACATTTCCTGTATTCCACATTTTATAAATATCAATAATCATTTTATAGAATGGGTCAGATTCATAACCTATAATTTTCGCTTGAGCATATAAACTTTGAGCATATAAACTTTGAGCATATAAACTATTTATTAGGTTTTTTAATTGTTTCATTATTTTTTTCTTTTGATTTGGAGTTGATCTTCCTTTCAAATCATGAACTCTATCACAACACATTAACATTCTTATAAAAATAGAGTACAATTTGGGGTTATTGATTATATTAAATGTTTTTTTAGGTTTAATACTAATTTTATATTGTTCATGTGGGTCCTCAAAGCATTTTTTTGATTTTT